ATTATCGCGCTAGTTATAGTAATTGCACAATCAGCATCTACAAATAACATTGTAAACGGACCACGTGTTTACCACCATACCCACAGCCACCAAACACATTCTTATTTTATTAATGATAGGAAAGTAAGTAAGCAAGAATTTGATAACTCATTCAAAACCTATTTTAATTAATGAAGATTTCTAAAGAAGTGATTCTAAAAATAGAATTAGTGGGCAATGAAGTTAGGCATTTAAAAAGTGCTTTAGAAGATATAATGGCTGCTGAAGATGCATCCAATCAAGGTCTAGGCTACCTTAAAAAAGAAGAGAGAACGCTATTGCAATCAATTTTAAACGAAATAAACAAAGAGTATCATGCTTAAAAAAAGAACGCCACAAAAAAATCTTAAAGAAGAGGTTTATCAGATCATCAGAAATGATATACCGTTGAGACATCAAATAGCTACAGCACTTAATATAGAAAGTAATTCTGTTTACGTCGCAGCTGTTAGAAAATCACCAAAACTTAGCCTTCCATTTATCGTGGACTTAATCGCTAAGAGCACCGGCAAAGCAAAAGAAGAAATCCTTATTGAACATTAATTTATGAATAATGAATCAAACAGAGAAAAAAGCATTTATAAAAAGAGAGCTAGCAGCTTTAGAAAACGAAGAGCTTCTCTTTCAACAGTGTTTAAGTTCAATTACTAGCCGTAAGAGATACTTAAAATTGGAACTAGTAGAATTGGGAGTCTCTAGTTCCGCCCCTCGGGGTAGGAAATATGATGGAATATTATCTGACGAACAAAAATTGAAATTGACTGCGGGATTAACAAAATAGTTTTATGGAAATTTTTAGAGATATAATAGGCTATGAAGGTATTTATCAAATATCAGATTTAGGTACTGTAAAAAGCCTGAGAAGAACTGTATTAAAAAATGGAAAACATCCATTTTTTATGAAAGAAGCGATATTAACCAATAGCTTAAATGATCAAGGATATTTAAGAGTTGGATTAACAAAGAATGGTAAAGTCAAAACAGAACAAGTACATGTTTTAGTTGCTAGAGCTTTTTTAAACCATAGTACATGTGGCTATGACATTATTGTTGATCATAAAAATAATATTAGATCAGATAATCGCTTAGACAACCTACAATTAATTACTGTAAGAACCAATACTTCTAAAGACCGTAAAAATGGATCTTCAAAGTTCATAGGTGTTTATTGGAATAAATCAAAAGAAAGATGGGTTTCAAGAATAAGAATAGGAAAAACACGAAAACAACTAGGTGTTTTTACTTCTGAAATTGAAGCTGCTAATAAGTATCAAGAAGCATTATCAAGTTTGACAAAATAAAAAAGCCACCGAGCGAGGTGGCTTTAAACAATCAAATTTTAATCTGAGCTGTCGAGTTCACAAACTAAAAATCTATGGCAAATTTAATTGAAAGATTTCACAAAACAAGTCTAGCAGATAATAAAACAAAATTATTGTTAGGTAAATGCTTAGAGAAAGCATTTCAAGAAAACATTTCTGATCCTTTAGAGTCAGAAAACATTTTGGCTCTCGCTTGGAAGTTTCAAGTTCCTCAGTTTGATCAGATGTTCCAGGACCATCAGGATCATGATTATTTACCCTTTACTTCTTAACCATGGCGATAGAAATTAATCAGGTTTACAAAACACTAACAGGTAAGTTTTTACAAATTGTCAAGCTCAACGAAAGTGGTTTTCATAATCTAATTGAAGTAAGCGACAATGTAAACAAAATTCCAGTTAAAGAAAAAAGAAACTCTTTTGGTCATGTTACACATAGAGTTGATTTTAAATACTCCGAAGAAACAATATCAACATTCAAAAAAATGAAAGCATTATGAAAATGGAAATACAAAAAATAGACGGTAAGTGGCTTGTTAATGGTAAAACATATATGGAAATGAATCACTCGGAAAGATTATTCTTTGACGAGTTTCTTATCGCAATGCGATGGGAAAAAGAGTGTGAAGCATTTGACAAAAAACTAAAAAAAGTATCATGAGCAATAACAATTTAGACGATGAAAGAAGCAACAGAGTGTTCAATGCATTACTCTTAATAGTAACAGCAGCTTTTATATTAGGAACGCTTATAGGAATGCACTTTAATAAATAAAAAATTATAAACAATCAAATTTTAGAGCAAAATGAAAACAATTCAAATTAAGAAGATGGTCCTTACCAACTTTAAAGGACTACGTAATCAAGAAGTGATTTTTGATAAAAACACGAACATTTACGGTGATAACGGAACTGGAAAAACAACTTTGTTTGATGCCTTTACTTGGATGTTATTTGGAAAAGACTCCAGTGATAGAAAAGATTTTGAGATTAAAACATTAGATCAATATAATGTAGTGATTCCAAAAATTGAGCATGAAGTTGCAGCAGTAATCTTGGTTGATGATGTCGAGATCAGCATATCAAGAATACTAAAAGAAAACTGGGTTAAAAAACGTGGATCCGAAACTACAGAGTTTTCTGGAAACGTTACGGAGTATTATTGGGATGGAGTTCCAATGCAGCAAAAAGCCTTTCAAGAAAAAGTAAGTAAGATTCTTGATGAATCCGTTTTTAAACTGATCACAAATCCACTTGGTTTTAATGCCTTGAAATGGCAAGATAGACGAAATGTTTTGATTGATATTGCTGGCCATATTTCGGATGCTGATTTAGCCAAAGGAAATGTGGAATACGAAAAACTGATTTCGCAGCTTACAAATGATAAGTCACTTGCTGATTATCAAAAACAAATCCTTGCTTCTATCAAAAAAGCTAAGGAAGATCTTAAAAACATTCCAACCCGAATCGATGAGGTTTCTAAAAGTAAACCAGAAGCATTTGATTTTGTCAACTTAAAAATAAGTCTTGACATGAATGAAAAAGCTTTGATTAAGGTTAATGAATCCATCGAAAATAAATCATCGGCTTATGATGGCCAGTTAGCTGAAATCAATCAAAAGAAAGCCAAGGCTAACAACTTAAAATCTGATCTTGAAATTATCGAAAGCAATACTCAAAGAGATATTGAGAATGGTTTAAAACCGGACAATTCGGTTTTGGATAGTTTAAAAAGAAATTTAGAAACTAAAAAAGGAGAGTTGGCCACTTCTCAAAATGGTTTAAATAGTTTGAATTCTAAAGTAGCTACCATTACAAGCCAAACGGAAGCAGTTGATGCCAAACTGGTTAATTTACGTAATGAGTGGGGAGTTGAGAATGCGAAGGAACTAAAATTTAATGATGATGATTTTCATTGTCCTACTTGTAAGCGAGATTTTGAAGCTGGTGATGTTGAAGGTAAAAAAGCGGAAATGCTTACTTCTTTTAAAACAAAAAAATCAAATGCTTTAACTGAAATAAATACTAGAGGAGGTAATATTAAAAATGAAAAAGAATCTCTAGAAGCCGAACTTCAAACATTAAAAGTTCGTATCACAACGGGTGAAAGTCATGTTGCTAGTTTGAAAACTGAAGTGCAAACATTAGAAAACAACCTTGCTATTGAGGAAAAGAAATCTACTCCTGGAGTAGATGTTGACAAGCAAGTTTTATTGGTTACTAAACTTCAAGAAAATGAAATCTACCAAGCTAAAAAAGTAGAATTAGAAAACCTTGAAAAAACTATCGTTGAAGTTCCTGCAGTAGATGTTTCTGATCTGAAGGAACAAAGAGCAACAATAGTTCAACAGATTGACCAAATCAAAAACAACCTACGCAATGAGGACCAGATTAAAGCAGTTGATAATCGTATTGCTGACTTAGAACAGGAAGAAAAAACATTAGCACAACAAATTGCCGATGTGGAGAAAGTTCAGTTCGTAATTGAGCGTTTCAATAAACTTAAAATTGATACACTAGAATCTAAGATCAACGAGAAATTCAAATTTGTAAAATTCAGAATGTTTGAAACTCAAATCAACGGTGGTGAGGCTGAATGCTGTGATGCTCTTATTAACGGAGTTCCTTTTAGTGACGCCAATACTGCCTCTAAAATCAATGCTGGCTTAGACATCATCAACACGCTTTGTGAGCATTACCAAGTTACCGCACCAATTTTTATTGATAATAGAGAGTCAATTATTCAAGTGATCGATATTCAAAGTCAATTGATCAACTTGATAGTTTCTGAGAAAGATAAAAAACTAAGAGTAGCCTAATGATTAGCGCAAAAAAGCACTTAGAAAACTATTACGGTGATAAAAAAAGAGCCGTGGCAGACTTGGAAAAATGGTTGAGTTTATATGAAAATTCAACTAGGAGACAGACACCAAAAGTTTTAAAAAGAATTGAAGCTTATAAACAATTACTGGCTGAAATTAAAGCCCTTGAATAACAAAATATAATAGTTATGTAACAAATTATGTTACATAATTTTGTATCTTTGAAGAAGTTAAAAAACAGAGTAGGAGACTTTTTTTTAACGGTTTAAAAAATTATAAGCCAATCCCGAAGCACTCCTACAGCTGAGGGAATGGCTTTTCTCGTATCATGAAAAATCAATCTAGAATACCACGAGATTATGAAGGCCACCTTACTAAATATTGTGAGGTAAATGTAGAGGTAAAAATTGGCAGCTACGATTGTACTGCCAATTGTCCTCACAATGAAAATACCAGAAAAGAAATTGAAGAAGAGGCTTTCGATTTAGAGTTCGTTAGATGTTCCAAAATTCAAACACAAAATCAATTACAAATAGAATTATAACAATCAAATTTTAATAAAAATGAGCACAACAAACACACCAGTAGCAGTTAAGAATGATATTTCTGCCCAAGTATTAGCCAAAATTGATGCCTTCCAGAATTCGGGAGAGCTTAGGCTTCCAAAAGATTACAACGTCGAAAACGCTTTAAAATCAGCGTACATTATTTTATCCGATCCAAAGAATAACATTCTTGCAAAATGTGATAAATCATCCATTGCAGAAGCGTTATTAAAAATGGTGGTATACGGAGTTTCACCTATTAAAAAGCAGTGTTACTTTATTCCTTATGGAGAAAAATTAGAATGTTCTGTTTCTTATGCTGGAAATATTGCCATTGCAAAAAGATACGGAAATCTAAAAATGATTAAAGGGAATGCCATTTTTGAAGGAGACACTTTCGAGTTTGAAGTCGATCAAACTACAGGAAGAAGAAAGGTAATCAAACACATACAAACCCTTGAGAGTGTAGGTTCAAACCAAATTAAAGGTGCTTATGCAGTTTATGAGTTGAATGATGGATCTATAGATGTTGAGGTAATGAGTATTTCTCAAATTCAAACATCTTGGGCACAGGGTGGTTCAAACGGTAACTCTCCAGCTCATAAGAAATTCCCTGACCAAATGGCAATTAAAACAGTGCTAAATAGAGCTTGTAAATTACTAATTAGTAGTTCGGATGATTCAGTTCTTTATGATCCATTAGAAGAAGAAACAGCAATCGATGTTACTTCTGAAAACGTTCAGCATGAAATAAAAAATAAGGCAAACAAAGAAGCTTTGAATTTTGAAGACGCTGAGGTTGTAGAAGAAGAAGTTCTTCAGGAAGGAGCTCAACAAATGCAGTTTGAAGAAGTTGGTGATCAACCAGGATTTTAATCATGAATCTTAAAATCATATCAACCGGTTCAATTGGTAATGCTTACATCCTCAGTAATGGGGATGAAGCTTTACTTATTGAGTGTGGAGTAAATATCAAAGATATTAAAAAAGCCTTGGATTTCGATTTAAGTAAAGTAGTTGGTTGTTTAGTTTCTCACGAACATTTGGATCATGCTAAAAGCATTCACGAAGTTTCAAATTTAGGTATTAAAACATTTGCATCGATCGGAACTATGCAAGCAAAAGTAAAAGGGATATTTCCTAGATGCACGGCAATAAAATCTAAACAAACCGTAAAAATTGGCAATTTCAAAGTAATGGCTTTTGATATTATGCACGATGCGGCTGAACCTTTAGGATTTTTGATTGAGCACCCCGATTGCGGAAAGGTTTTATTTCTTACTGATACTTACTATTGCAAGTATACTTTTCCTGGACTAAATAATATCATTATCGAAGCTAATTACTCCAAGGAAATTATCGATAGAAAATTTGGAGCTGATTCTGGAAAGGAATTTTTAAGAAATAGGATTTTAAAATCTCACTTCTCACTAGCTAACTGCAAAGATATGTTGTCAGCAAATGACTTGTCACAAGTAAACAACATTGTACTCATTCACTTATCAGATAGTAATTCAGACGAAAAACAATTCAAAAAAGAAATAACTGAATTAACAGGCAAGAATGTAAACGTTGCAAGCAATGGCTTAGAAATAAATTTTAATAAAACACCTTTTTAATCATGATAGCAAATAACCTAAGCCGAAAGGCAATTACATTACTTATTGCGCTAGTATTAGTTAGTTTGTTAATGGTTTTTAATGGCTATTCTCAAACTCGAGACAAAGAACATTATATTGGTTTTTCTGCTGCTGTAGATGTGAGGAATGGTATTGTAGGCAGTGATCCAACCGATAATAAACCAGCATTGGATATGCTTTACCAAGCCTTAATCGTAACACCTTGTAATATTGAAATCAACATAGGTTACGAAAGTTTTAAAGACATACATTTTGAAAAATATACTATGGGAGTTGGATATCATTTCCCTTTGTATGGTCAAATATTAGGTCGCGAAATCAAAACTACTTTTATACCTAGTATTGAACCAACATTAATTGGACGTTATGGCCAAGAATGGCAAACTACAAGCTCTCATTTATCTGTAGGTGGAAATCTAGCTTTAAGATGGAATATAAGTGACAAAGTAGCAGTAGAATGGCTTTGTAATTTCCTTCCAAGAACGGATCTGATGGCTAGATATCCAGAGCTTCATACTAAAGTGCCAATTATAGCTAGTAATTATGTAAAGGTAATTTATAAAATACAGCGATGATATTCAATCCAGAAAAGCAAATAGATGTAAATAGAGCTATTGAAAAATTAAAACATTTTATAGCTAACAAAAAAGTATTTGAATTGACAGAGAAGCGCAAGAAGCGAACCATTAGCCAAAACGCTTATTTGCATCTTTTGTTTGGATGGTTTGCATTTGAAACAGGTTACACTATTGAGGAGGTGAAACAAGAGATATTTAAGAAAATTGTAAATCCTAATACTTTTTATGAAGGTGAGTTTGGAACTATAATTAAAATAGAACGCTGGCGCAGTACTGCTAATCTCAACACTCAGGAAATGACATTATGTATTAATCGATTTAGAGATTACGCCAGTAAAGAAGCCGGAATTTATCTGCCAGAACCAAGCGATTTAGTATTACTTCAAGAAATTGAAATTCAGATTAATAATAACCAAAACTATTTATAGCATGAAACAGTTAGATTTAGATTTTAGTCAATTACATCATCAAGAAAATAAGGTTAAAAACCAAGAGCACTTTGAAGCCAACAAAGAAAGATTCTCAAACCAATGCAAGTTGGTTTATGAAGCACTTTTAAGAGGCGAAAGGCTAACTACAACTACAGCATTAATTAAGTACCATATAGGTGATTTAAGGCGAAGAATAAAAGACCTCAAAGACATTTGGAACGTTCCTATTCAGGATCAATATGTTGATGGCAAATTCAAAGAATATTTTTTAATCGATTAATAATAGCACCATGACCAAAGAAAAAGGAAAAGTCTTCACAATTGATGCAGACAAATTAGCAAAAATGGCTAACACTAGTTATGCGGACCAGACACCAAAAGAAGTTGAAATTAAAAGCGCTTCACTTAGCGATGCACTTTGTAATTACTCTTATGAACTGCTTACAGGAAAAACAAAAGGAGATGGACTCTCGCGAAAAGGAAAGCATATTGTGCATGAGGATTTAGAAATCGCATTTGATAAGTTTGATGTATTCCTGGCGCACTTAGATGATGCTTATACCGGAAATGATAATTCAACGGAGTTATCGGTCTTAGAAGCAGAACCTGAAACAGAAAAGTATCATGTAAATTCATTCTCAATTTCTGGAGTAGAAGAAAACAAATCTTTGATTATATCAGGGTACAAAGAAGTTACCAACGGAGTCATTAAATTTTCATCTCCAAAGGTAAAATTGCACGGAAACTACTTGTATCTGGCTCAAATTACCGAATGTTTAGAAAATGCGATTAAGGAAGTAGAGTTCTACATGAACGGAAAATCAGCACCACAACCCGAACAGGTTCACATGGATTTTGCTTCAGAAGATGCTGCTTTTGAGA